TCTTTCGATGGCTCTTTGCGCCGTAATAAGTTCTCGTTTTGCTTGATTGAGAGATGCGCTTGTTGCGTTCATAGGTACCCAATGCCGGATTGAATGGCATAACGCTATCCATCAGCTCCGACTATGTCTATCTGCTTTCTTAAGGTCAGGCGGCGATGCCGTTGGGTAGGCCGGGTCGCCATGCCTCTGGATCCTCCAGCCAAAGGCGCAGATCGGATGCCCGCCACCCGACGCGGCCCGGCGAAAGCCGGACCTGCTTCGGGAAGCGACCGGCCTTGATCTCGCGCCAGAGTGTGGCGTGGGACAGGGTGGTGACCTCCAGCACCTGCTCCTCGCGCAGGTAACCCTCAAGCGCGACCACGGCGTTTCCCTCCCTTGCGATGCTTCTTGGTGCCGCCGTGGCAGGTCAGGCGGTAGCTGATGAACGTGGCGAGGTCGCCGATCTCGGCTTTGATGTCGTCGATGATGGCGCCCATGATCGCGTTTACCTCGTCATAGGTGGCGCGCTGGATGGTGCGGGAGTTGTCGACGTGGGTCTTGCCGTCCGGCGTTTTTACCAGCCACTCCATCAACCAGCGCTGCGGCTTGCGTGGCAAGCGGCCGCTGACCTTGGCGGTGTCGTTGGGCATTTCGGTGCTGTAGAAGATGGAGTAGGTCATGCCGCACCTTCCCGCTGCTCAGGATCGAGCAGCTCGATGGGGATTTCGATCGCCTGGCCGTGCAGATGTGAAACCAGCGCCCGCAGGCCTGCGGTGAGCATTCTGTCTGCGGTGTGGCCAGCACGGATGCCGGCCTGCAGGCAGCTCGCACCGTTGTAATGGAAGTGCAGCTCGAGGCGCGCTTGCTGGCCGTACCGACAGAACAGTGCCCAGGCTTCGCCCGGGTCGCGATCCGGGCGGAAGGGGCGCAGGCCGTAGGTCTCTTTCACGAACAGCCGGGGGCCGCTGCCGTACTCGCTGGGCAGGATCGCCATCGGGCGCTGTAGCGCCGAGCCGACGGCATAGGCCAGCGCGATACCGGTGAGGTGCGATGTGCTGATGGGCTTTGTTGTCATGCTGCATCCTCCCCGAGCTGCTGCGCGCTGAGGTTGGCGCGGACGAGGGCGGCGGCCACCGGTGGGCATACGCTGTTGCCGCACATACGCACCTGAGCGGCCTTGCTGAGCTTCTTGCCGCCGGCGGTGCGGTCGTGGATGTAGTCGGCCGGGAAGCCTTGGGCGGCGAACAGTTCGTGCGGCTCGAGCATGCGCATGCCGATGTCGACGATCTCGTAGGGCTCGCCCTTAATCATGACCAATGCGTGGCGGTCCTTGGTGGTGACGGTGTGCAGTGGGTCCTTTAGCGGCTGCCCTTCGCCGTGCCCGTAGTACTTCAGCAGGAAGGCACGCACTTCGCCCATGTGACCACCAGTGGTCAGCGTGTGGATCGGCTCGCGGACATCCTGCCCGATGCAGTTGTTGCGCAGCTTCACCAGGTGGCTGGTGACCAGTGCGTTGTGGTCGACGGTGGTTGCAGTTGGCAGCGGGCTTTCCATGCTGCTGCCCGGGCCGGTGTAGTTGCCGCCGTAGTGCTTGGCGAGGAAGGCGGCGACAAGGCCGATCGGTGCGGCGCCGCCAGGCTTCTTGATGAAACTGTTCGCGGTGACGGTTGCCAGCGGTGCTTCGACCGATGAGCCGCGATCATTCGACCGAAACTTGGTGATCACCGGTGCGACCAGCGCGAAACGGTTCTCGGTTGTCTGGGTGCGAAGCGGCTGATCGAGTGCTTGGCTGCGCAGATCCTTACCCTCTTTGGTCCCGTAGTAGCTGACTAGAAACGGCTCGGCCGACTCGATCACATACCGCTGAATACCCCGGGCGATTCGGCGCAGGGTGTTCTCGGCCAGTGGCTTCTTGCGCTCGAATATCGAGGGACAGGGTAGGGACCAGTCGATGATTTCCGCTGCGGTACGCCATGGCTTCAAGCGCTTGGCCTTGACGGCCTCGCTCGCCGGGTCCCCGTGGGTGGGCTCGGGCCAGACGATCGGCTGGCCGTCACAACGGGCGATGAGGAACAAGCGCTTGCGGATGGTCGGGGCGCCGTAGTCGCAGGCGCGCAGCTCGCGCCAATCCAACTGGTAGCCGAGGCGGCGCAGAGCGTTGGTGAAGCTGGCGAAGGTGCGGCCCTTGTTCTTCGGGCAGGGGCGGCCGTCGGTAGCCAGCGGGCCCCAGGTCACGAACTCTTCGACGTTCTCCAGCATGATGACCTTGGGCTTGACCGTGGCGGCGTAGCGGATGGCGACCCAGGCGAGCCCGCGGATTTCCTTCTTCACCGGTGCGCCGCCCTTGGCCTTGCTGAAATGCTTGCAGTCAGGCGAGAACCACGCCAGGTCGACGGGGCGGCCGTCGACGATCACGCGCGGGTCCACTTCCCATACGGATTCGCAGAAGTGGCGGGTGTGCGGGTGGTTGATGTCGTGCATGGCCACGGCTTCGGGGTCATGGTTGACGGCGATATCGACTGGCCGGCCCAGCCCCAGCTCGATGCCGGTGGACGCGCCACCGCCGCCAGCGAAATTATCGATGACCAAGCCGCCGAAATTGAATGCCGGCTGTGGGTGAATGCGATAGAGGTTGTTCATGTGCTGTGTCCTGGGTGCTGCCGGTGGTGAGGCGGCAGTGGTGGGGTTTCAGTTGCCCTGGTTGGGCGACTCCCATAGGTGGCGGTACTTGGCCTGGCGCTGGGCGGAGTAGGTGTGGTGGTTGCCTACGCTGCGGTGGCGTTTGCAGATGTCGCAGACGCCAGACATGAGGCTCATCTGCAGCACGCCCCGCACTTTGGTGCGGGTGGCCGGGCGGCGCAGGGGGTGTTGGGTCATGGCTGGGCACCTTTGGCGGTGCGGCATGCACAAGTCATGCTTCCTAGTGCTTCGACCACCTCGCCCTGCTCCGGCTGCTGATCGGTCTGCGCGGGGCGCGTAAGTGCGGTGACGATGCGTTCGTGCTGGGTGACGGTCATCAGGGGTTCATCGCTCACTATCTGCGCATCTGCCCCAAGGCTTTTGCGCAGGCCGTCTAGAGATGTCTTCGATAGCCCTGCGTCGATGCCGCCGCGATTGCTGGCCTTCCACTCCCGCAGCCATGCCACCACCTCGACCGACTCCCGCTGATCCTGCGCCGGGGCTGGCTCGACCAATGTGCGCACTTCCTCAACATGGTTGTCTGGCTGCAGCTCGCTGGATGCCTGGGCCAATAGTGCGATAAGGGCTCGCGCAATCTTTTCCGAGTCGCCTGGCGCATCGTATTGATTGGCGTCGACCGTAATGACATCGTATTTATTGCCTTCCTCATCGATAGCGCCGATGACCCATTCGTCCTGCGGGTGATCGGCGTCTGCCGGCCACGCAGCCGTGAGCGATTTCTCCCAGCCCCGGAATGCGTGAAGCGTCTCGATTGATTTACCCATGCCCATCACCTCACATGCACAGCGGCGCTTCGCCGCCGGCGTGGTGTTCATCGACTCGCTCCCAGGTGCTGCGGGTGCGGTGGGTGGATTGCAGGAGTGCCAACAGGCGGTCCTGGTAGCGGATAGCGGCCTTGGAAGGCGTCCAGACATCCAACGGCATGCTGAGCGGGGTGATGCCGGCCAGGCATTCCCACTCGGCTGGGTGGTGGGGCATGAGTTGGGCGCGTTCGGTGGCCAGGGCGATCATGTCGGCCTCGTGCACGCAGGCGGGCAGTTCCGGGGCGATGTCGAAGCGTTCGCAGATGGCGAGCCAGATGCGCTGTTCGATCTTCTGGTACTCGGGCATCACCTGCTTGAGTGGGCGCACCATGTCGCCGACGTAGGCCTCGGTGGCGTCGTGCAGCAGGGCTGCCAGGCGGTGCTCAGGCGGCACAATGTCCGCCACAAACAGGCTGTGCTGGGCTACCGAGTAGTGACGGCTGGTGTGGCCGTTAAAGCGACACAGGTGCGCCAGGGCGTGTGCGATGTCGAGCACGAACACTTGGGAGGGGCAGGGCGCGAGCAGGTCGAAGCGCCGGCCGGTGCGGGTGAGTATCCAGCTCATAGGGCCTCCGGCTGCTGGGCAGCGTGCAGCGCACACTGGATGGCGATGTGCATGTCGCCAAAGGGCATGTGCGCTTCTTCGGCGGCGGTAACCATGGCTGGGGTGGGTTCTGCTGGTGCGAGGATGTAGCCGACTGGCGTGACCATTTTCGTGGCGTCGCGCAAATGGTCTGCGTGCAGCTCCAGCGCTGCTACCAGCTGCTTGGCCTCGTGCCTTGCATCATCCAGGGCGTGGTGCTTGATGCCTTCGAAGGGCAGCGCCTTTGCCGCTGGGTAGAGGTGCAGTAGGGTGCGCAGATCGCGGTCGTTCCAGAAGGGCCAGGGCGCTTCGAGCCCTGCCGCCTGGTAGGCCGAACGGAGGATGACGCAGTCGAAGCTTGAACCGTTGCCCCAGATGTAGGTGGCATTCGGCATAGGCGAGTGGCTGCGGATGAAGTCAGTGAGGTAATTCAGGGCGTCGCGCAGCGGGGTTGCTCCGGCGCGCACGGCGGCGCGTGCCTCTTCGCCCTGGCTCAGCCACCAGAGGATGGTGCTGGCATCCATCTCGCCGCCGTGCTGCACGCTGCTTTCGAGGCTGACGGGGATGTAGGTGCTGTCAGTCAGTAGGCCTTCGCGGACAACGGCCACGCCGATGCTGGCGATGGCGGCGCGCGGGCCGTTGCCCATGGTTTCCAGATCGACGATGAAGTGGGTGGCCTTGATCATGCTACGGCCTCCAGTTGAGGGGCCGGCTGGGCGGCGTAGTAACGCTGCGAGAGGTCGCGCGCCTTGAGGGAGAGCGCTCGAGCGCTGTTGGCCTGGTCGGTTGCGCCCATAAGGCCGAACTGGGTCGCGGCCAGGCTGAGTTTGTTGGCCATGGCTGCCAGGTCTTCGGCGGCTTCGGCGTTGAGGCTGACGGCCTGCATGGCGGTGATGCGCTCGTTGGCAGTGGTCAGCCGCAGGCGTAGGGTTGTGACCTCTTCGGTCTGGTGGTCGCGCTCTTCGGTCAGCGCCTCGATGGCCTGGGCTGCATTGAGGCGGCAGCTGTCCAGATCGCGCTGGATGCGATGGGCGCGCTCACGCAGGTGGCCGATCTGCTCGCGGTAGTTGCCGAGCGCTTGAGTGAGGTGCTCGCGGGCCTTGCGGCGGCCTTCTGCGTAGCCCAGGCCGAATACGATGGCCATGCCGGCGACGGCGCCGATGAAAGCGAGTACCTGGTAGGTGGTGAAGTTCATGTGCTGTGTCCCCTGTGGTTGTGCTCGCCGGCTGGTGAGGCCGGCGGGTGGTGGCTTAGGCGCCGAGCTGGAAGGTGCCGATGGTGAGCGGAACGAAGCCGCCGACCTGCTGCTCCAGCACGCCCTTGAACTCACGGGCGAACTCTTCGCGCTGGGCTTCTTCGGCCACCCAGCGCAGCTTGAGCACGGGCGCATCGCTGCCAGTGATGACCGACAGGCGCAGATTGATGGTGGCCGGCTGCAGGCCCTCGAACGGCACGGTGGTGAATTCGAAGCGGGTGGGCAGGATTTCCTGGCTGCGTGCTTCGATTTCATCCATGGCGCTGCGGGCGTGGCTGAGATCGCCAACAGTGCTGTCGCGCTGGCTGGTGGCCTTGATGGTCATCTTGCGGATGCCGGTGATGGCTTGGGCGGTGTTCAGTTTTTCATCGCCGGCGAAGGCGGTGATGTTGGGCGCCCAGTCTTCGAGGAATTCGGCCAGTGTCTGCTGGTCGAGCTTCTGGCCGACCACGCCGCACATGGCCTTGTAGGCAGCGGTGGGTTTGAGAGTGAGGGTGGCGGTGTCGTCGCCGTGGCCGGCCAGCTGGTCATTGCCCAGGTTGAAGATGATGCTGCAGGCCATGCGATCCTGGTCGATGAAGCCGCGTGCGCCGTCGCCGTCGCGGGCCTCGACGTAGCGGGCGAAGTCGGCCAGGGCGTGGGTGTTGAGTGCGCCACGGAAGCGGGCGCGGTACTCGGCGTAGCGCTCGAGGTTGTGGATGTTCATGTCATCCGGCAGGGCAATCGTCGGTACCTGTTGCTGTGGCATAACGCCAAGGGCGGCGATAGCGTTGGCTTCGATGTGCTGGATGGTTTCTTTCGTCAGTGACATTGCGTTGCTTCCTTGGTGAGTGATTTGGGTGTTGCTGGGTCAGGCGCCGGCTCAAACTTCGCGGGCGATTACGGGCGCTTCTTCGCGGGTGAACATCTGCGCGGTCGGGTCCGTCTGGAACAGTTCGAGGCCGTTGGCGGTGACGTACATGGGCGTGTCGAGGGCGGTGTCCTCGCGCTTGCTGCCGCGCTTGGTGGGCTGGGTGAAATCCAGCTTGTGGTTGATCTTCACCTGGTTGCTTTCGCCGATCTGGCTCAGCTCGAAGGTGAGGGTGAGCTTGCCTTTCTTGCCGTGCTCGACCACGCCGGCGGCAACGTCGGAGAGGGCTCGCCCCACTTGCTGGGCGAATACGCCGGCGTTGAGGCTGTTGATGAATTCGCTGGTATCGGTAGGTTTCATGACGTGCTGTGTCCTTTTGCAGTGGTTACGCCACTGGGTCAGTGGCTGGTTTGGTGTTGCTCGGGTCGTGCGCGTCCAGCCAGGTGGCCAGGTCACGCAGGTAAACGACGGGCGGGCCGAGCCGGGATCCGCCCAGGCGCACGTAGCGCAGGCGGATGGTGCCGGTGCGGATGGCCTCCATCAGGTATTCATCGCTGCTGATGTGCGGCAGGTATTCGCGGCGCACATCGTCGAGCGGCAGGCAGGGCCGGTCGTACCGCCGCTGGAGTTGTTGGTAGGTGCTGGTCACGCCTGCGGCCCTCCTGTCTCCCCGCGCCCCTCGGCGGTGTGTGCCTCGCTTTGGGCGGGCAGGCGCAGGCGGATCAGTTCGGCGAGGCCTTCGATGGTTTTGCCAGTGGCGGAGGCGGCAAGGCGGCCGGTGGCATCCACCACGACGGCGCCGAACGGGCGCTCGGGGCAGGTGGTGGGGGTGACGTAGGCGGTATCGCCGTCGCGCAGTACCTGGCGCACCTTGCGGTAGGCCTCCAGCAGTTCGTTGCTGCGCGCTGGCATTGACTCCAGGCGGGCCAGTGCCTCGCAGGCAGCGCCGATGAGGGTGGCGCGGCTGATCATGCTGGGGTGGCTGAAGTGCAGGGGCACGAGTTTGAGCGCGCCAATGGCGTCATCAATGCAGGTGTTCATGCGACGTCCTTCCGGGTGATGGTGATGCCCAGCTGCTTGGCCAGCCACTCGATGCCGCGCTCGGTGCTCATGACCACGCCGTAGCTGGTCCAGCTGCTGATGGAGGCGTTCCAGCGCTGGCGGGTGTCCACGTACAGGTGGCCCTTGTCGCGGTAGGCCGAGGCGAGCTTGCCCTCGTGGTCGAGGATGCCCAGCGTGCGCAGTTGCCGGCGCAGCTTGCGCGGGCCGAGGCCGAGCACGGCGGCGGCTTGGGTCAGGTCGCGGTTCATGGTGGCGGGCCTCAGGCTACCGACCGATGGCGGTGCGCGGATGCGGCGGCGCAGATGATGCGGTCGAGCTGGCGATAGAGATCGTCCAGGGTGCCTTCGTTGTGCACGACGGAGTCGTTATCGTGGATGGCAATGCCGCTTTCGCTGGAATGCAGTGCTACGGCTTGTGCATCCGGGCGCAGGATGTGCACCACATGCCCGCCCTGGCGGCGAATCCACTCGGCCTCGTTCTCGAAGCGCACGTCGCGGATCACCACGCCGTTGTAGTGGCTCTGGTCGACTTCCAGCTGGTAGCCAATGTTCTGCTGGGCCAGCAGCAGCCAGAGCTCAGGGTGTACCTGCTGGCGGCCCCATTCGGTGCCGAGCAGCTGCATCAGTTGCCGAGGCGACTTGCCGATCCCCGGCAGTAGGGCCTCTTTCAGCGTGCCTTCCATGTGGTCATGGGTGAGGCTGAAAAGCTGGGCGATGGCGGCCTTGAGTGGGTCGGCGAAGGCGTAGCTGTACAGCGCAAACTGAGCTGTCAGGTAGGCGGCAGCTGTGTCCTTGCCGGTGCGAGCGAGGCCGTGCAGGCCGATGAGGAGATGGTTCATGCCGCACCTCCGTCAAACGGCCCAAAGCCTTGGTAATAATCAAGGGCGGGCAGGGTGTTGCGCTTGAGCTGCGGGCGGCCGCCGGCGAGCACGATCAGCTGGCCGGTGGCCTGCTGAATGCTTGCGATGGTGGCGGGGCTGTTAGCGGCTGCCGGGTGCAGGAACACCGGGCAGCGGGTGGTGTTGTGACGTGCTGTGTCCATTGTCGCGTTCCCTTGGTGAGTGGGTACGCGGCAATAATGCGTCAGCGAATTTACCGGGTCAATACGTATCGGGATTATTTATGCGAGATTGACTAGCGCCGCTTGCGTTTGATCCATGAGCCGGTCACAACGCCACACACTTGGGTGCCGTCAGGCATGTGAAGGATGCGATCGGGGAAGTCGGGGTTGAGGGCCAACAGGTAGGTGCCATCCTCGGTGATCTGTAGTCGTTTGAAGGTGACTTGGCCGTCCGGTGTGCGGACGACCACATCATCGTTGTGGATGGCAGATAGGTCGGGGTCCACCAGTATGATCTCCCCGGGCCGGTAGTCAGGGGCCATGCTCAGTCCGCGTAGCTCAAGACAGAATGCTGACGGACCATGCGGGAAAGGGCAATCCATCCATTCGTCAGCCACACCTGGCTCGTGAATGTCGATGGCCTCGCATAAATTGCCTGCTCTTACCCATGAGATCAGTGGTACAGGGTTCTGAAGGTGAGGCCCCGGAACCACGTTCAGGGCATAAACGCCTTGCGGCTCACCTACTCGCAGCCCCAGCACTTCTACTAGATCGAGCCCGAGGGCGCGAGCCATTCGTTCGATGTAGTTGATTTGGGGGTTCTGGAACTCGCCTTTGAGAATGCGGTGGACCGTTGATTGGTTGATGCCTGCGCGTCTGGCCAGCTCTGTCTCACTCCAGCCCATTTCCTCGCGCCTCGCCGTAAGGGTCCTGGCGATGTGGCCGATTGAGATTGTCATGTCGGGATTATTCCTTTGCGAATTACGCAAAGCGTATTGCGGTTCATAATTCCGATGCGTATTATCCGATTCAATGCCAAGACGGATTGATTCCATCGACATGAAAACACCCCCTATCACTGAAATGCTGAAAGCCCTTCTTGCGGCCGGTATGACCCAGCAGAGCATCGCCGAGGCCATTGGCGTGACACAGCCTACGGTCTTCCGTGCTCTGAACGGCGCGGAGCTTCGGTACTGCGTTGGCAAAGAGCTTGAGCAGCTCTATGCAGCAAAAGTGCGACCCGTTGATGGGTGTTGCGCTGAGCGCCGTGAAGCTGACCGGCGCCAACGTGAGCGGCGCCAGAACGAGCGCCGGGCGTAACTGAACATATCCCGCCGACAGGACACAGCACAGCAACAACCAAGTATCACGGCGGGAGCCGGCCCGAGAGCCTCACCAGCGCCATCGGGCCGGCGCCGGGCAAGCAGCCCAGAAGCAAAAAAGCCTGTCGCTACGGCGGCAGGCTTGTGTAGAGGCAGGAACCAAGGGCAGTTCACTCACCAAAGCGTCAGCCCTGGTTCCTGCGGTCCGGTAGTCGGGTACCACCCCGACCGCCTCAACCCGCGACCCGAGGACACAGCACGTATCGGGAGGGTCGCGAGCTGTAAGCGAACTGTAGGGCAATAGCCCTGCGGTTGGCTACAGCGTTAAGGGGGCATTAACGCTATGAGCCGCAAGGATCTATTACCGGGCGCTGGCCCGGTGCTGAATACCCGCCAGGCGCTGTACCGCGCCACGCGCGACGCAACAGGGGGCCAGAATGCGGTGGCGCTGACCATCGGCATGGACCCGGACGAGCTGAACAAGCGCGTCAGCCCGAACAACAATCGCCCCATTCACCCTGAGTTCCTGGAGGAGATCGTGGCCGCCACGCGGGACCCGCGCCTGCTGGCGGCCTTGGTGCGCCCGGCCGGTGCGGTGGCGTATGTGCCGCGTCCGGTGCCGGCCACGCGCGCAGCGCTGAAAGAGTTGGGCAAGCTGCTGCGCCTTGAAGGGGAGTTCGTGGAGAGCCTGCACGAAGGCGCCGCGGATAACCGCTGGCTGGCGCATGAGGTGGAGACGCTGCGCTACCACGCCAATCAGGTGATCGGCCAGGTGCTGGGCATCGTGGCCGGCGCGGAGCTGGCGATGCTCGAGGCCGTTGCAGAAGGGGAGGTGACCCATGGCTGATGTGATCGACCGCGGCAACGAGCAGGCCGAGTATCTGCTGGAGGTGGCCTTGGCGCGGCGCGCGCAGCTGCCGACCGGGCCGAGTGCTATGCATTGCGAGGAGTGCGGCGGCGAAATTCCGCAGGCTCGCCGCGAAGCGGTACCGGGCTGCCAGACGTGTATCGACTGCCAGACCTTGTTGGATAAGCGGGATGCGGGGGTGCGGCGTGGCTGAGGTGAATGCGACGGATCTCGGGTGCTTGATGTGGGAGCAGCTGGGAGGTGCCTTTATGGAGATCGCGCTGGCGAATGGGCTGGATACGCCGGCCAAGCGGGCGCCCCTCTACGCGGCATTCATTGGCTCGGTAGGTGGCTCGATGGCCGCTGATCTCGGTGTTGCGGATTCGTCGTTTGTGCTCGACATGCTCAAGGACGCCAACACCAAGCTCGCGCGCGAGCAATTGCATGTGGTCAAGGGGGCGGGCGATGTCTGAACGGCCTGTTACGCCAATTTCTACTTGGGCTCGCCGATACATAGAGACGTTTGGGCTTGCGCTTGTGCCCATCGATCCGGGTCAGAAGGCACCGAAGGGCAACGGTTGGAACAAGCCAGGCGGTTACATCACCGATGCCGATCAGGCCGAGGCGTTCTGGGGTAAGAACCCGGGCCACAACATGGGTGTGGTGCTGGGCCCGAGCCGGGTGTGCTCGCTGGACGTTGACCATGTGGAGTACTGCCGGCAGGTCTTCAGGGACGTACTGGACATCAGTCTGGATGACCTGGCAGCGGTGTATCCGACGTTGGTGGGCAACCCGGCGCGCTTTCGCATCATGTTCAAGGTGCCGGACGGGCTGGAGTTCAACCGCCACTCGCTGAGCTGGCCGAACCCACTCGACCCGGACGGTAGTAAGCACAAGCTGGCTACGGCGGCGCTGAAGAAAGCCCGCGAGGTTGGCGACCAGGCGCAGATCGAGGCGATGCAGGCGCGTCAGAAGGAATTCTCGCCCGTGACGGTGTTCGAGCTGCGTGCCGGAGCGGTGCAGGACGTGCTGCCGCCTTCGATCCATCCGGACACGGGCGAGCCGTACTTCTGGCGAAACCCGCCGAAGGATGGGCTGCTCGAATTGCCGAGTGACCTGGTAAAGACTTGGCAGCTATGGGACATCTTCAAGCGTACGGCGCTGGAGTCCTGCCCGTGGGCGCCGGCAGCAACGAAACCGCCGGCCAGGGTGAAGAGGAACGCGCCGCCACGGAAGGAGGCTGGCGATCAGCCCTCGGTTATCGATGCCTTCAACCGCGCGACGGATATCGAGACGCTGTTGCAGCGACACGGGTATATCAAGCGTGGGCGCAAATGGCTTGCGCCACAGAGTTCCACCGGCTTGCCGGGGGTGAGCGTGGTGGATGAGCAGGGCGAGCAGCGTTTGTACTCGCACCATGGCTCTGACCCGCTGGCCAACGGGCACATGAACGATGCGTTCGAGGTGTTCTGCATCCTCGAGCATGGCGGGGACGTGTCGGCGGCGATCAAAGCGGCTGCGCGTGAGCTGGGGCTTGAGCCGGCGAAGCGGCCGCAGAGCAAAGCGCCTGCTGCGCCAATGGATGATGCGCCGCTTGTTGGTGATGTCCTCCCCGGCGCCCCCACCTCCGCGTGCGTTGAAGCAGGGCCAGAGCAGGGCTTGGCACACACACCGGGGGGAGCGGGGGGCTTTCGGATCGGTGAGCAGGAGCTGCTGAACGATTTCGTGCTGATTTACGGTACGGACCTGGTGTGGGACTGCAACCGCCGGCGGATGGTGAAGCTGGCGGCTTTGCGCGAAGTGGTCGGCCGGGAGCGCATCAAGCTCTGGCAGGAGAGCCCCCACCGGCGGGTGGCCGAAGATGTGCTGTTCGACCCGACCGATACCTGTGGCCCCACGATGCTGAACCTGTTCGATGGGTTCAAGATGACACCCAGTCCGGCCGGCAAGGAAGGTTGCCCGCTGATTCTGAAACACCTGGGGCTGCTGTGCGGGAACCGGAAGGATGAGTATATGTTCCTGCTGCGCTGGATCGCATATCCGCTTCAGCACCCTGGCGCCAAGATGGATACTTCGGTGGTGATGTTTGGCGCCGAAGGGCCGGGCAAGTCGTTGATATGGGAGAAGGTGGTCAAGCGCATCTACGGGGAATACGGCGTGACGATTGGCCAGGCGCAGCTGGAAAGCCAGTTCACTGGCTGGCAGAGCCGGAAGCTTTATGCGTTGGCGGAAGAGGTGGTCAGTCGGGCTGAGATGCGTCACTACAAGGGGCTGCTCAAGCACCTGGTCACCGGCGAGACGCTGCAGATCAACGAGAAGATGCAGAGCTTGCGGGAGGAGCGAAACCATTTGAATTTCGTGTTCCTGTCCAACTCGACGGTGCCGCTTGAGCTGGATGACGGGGACCGGCGCTATCTGGTGCTGTATGTGGATAAGGTGCCGCCCCAGGAATACTTCGCGGCGCTGGTGGAGGAGATTTACAACGGTGGCATCGAGGCGTTCTATCAGTACATGCTGACGCTGCCGCTCGATGACTTCAATGAGCACACGAAGCCGCCGCTGAATGATGAGAAGCAGGCGCTGATCGAGGGGAGCATGAGCCCTGCGCGGTACTTTCTGCGTGTGTGGCAGCGGGGCGATCTCGACCTGCCCTACGGCGCTGCTGTTGCCGGTGATCTGTACCGGGCTTTCTGTCGATGGTGCGAGCGATCGAACGAGTTCAAGCGTCGAGAACGGGAGTTTTATCAGGAAGTGCAGCGGGACATGGACCAGGTGCGCAAGGACATCAAGTTCCCTGGTGCACAGAGTGACTTCAAGACGTGCCGGATTTATGTGCCGAAGGGTGAGGGCGACAAGCATCGGGATAAGGAGTGGTTGCAGAAGGTGGCGATGCAGTGCCGGGCATTCCATGGGGCGCTGGATGAGCGCTATCAACAGGCTGCGGCGTGATGTTTTCCGACATTCAGACACATTTTCAGACAGCAATTCCGACAGGACGGGATGGCTCTATCTCGGGGCTTTCCTACGTTCAGACAGACTTTTAGCGAAAGGACATCGCGCGCACATATGTGCGATGTTTTATGTGTTTTATCTGTCGGAATGTCGGAAAAAGAGGTAAGTGGTTGGTTTTAAAAGAAAAAACATTCCGACAGATATTCAGACAGCTTTCAGACAGTCAGACACAGCAGAGGAAGGGGAACAAGAATGGCGATATACACAGTCCAGAACGGCCAGCTGATCAAGGTGGCAGCAACGCTGGAGGAGTTCGTGGGGCAGGAGCTGATCGAGGATTACGACGAGTATCTGGCTGGGCAGGGCTTCTATGTGCTTGAGAAAGAAGTCAACGCGTACACGATGCTCCGCCGCCACGATTCGGCCTCGGCACCAGAGGCGCTGGGCCAGGTCCGGTACATCTTCGACATCGAAATCTCGGATGACAGCGTTGAGTACATCTTCGTCGCGGATGAGCTGGGTGATCTTCTCGCGGTGATCGGCCAGCTCGAGCCACTGGTGGCCAAAGGGTTGCGGCTTGAAAGTGAGTTTGAGCAGTCTCAGGGACGCTTTACGCGGTAGGGGGCGACCATGATCGAGGCAGTGGAAGCGTTGATGCAGCACTGGGGGGAGCGGTGCCGGCGTGGCCTTGGCGCGCCGGGCGAGGGCGGTTCGACGCCGCTGGCGGTGGCGATGCAGTACGGCGGGATGGTGCCTTCATCTGGCCGCGGCTCGATGGGGCTGGCGGGCGCGGTGGATCGTGTGGCCGAGGAGGTGGATGCGGCTATCGGCAGCATCAAGCAGGCCGGCCTGCGTGAGGACCGCAAGTTGGCCAGGGCTTGGCGACTGGCTGGCAACAAGGGGCGGGCGCCTTACTGCCTGGAGACGCAGCTGGTGAAGCTGGCGATGGTGCGCTACCTGCCGGACCCGATCCCGACTGTTGCGCAGCAGATGCGGCGGGTGCGCATTGGCTCGACCAGCACGTATGACGCACGGGTCCAGCGGCTGCATGAGCTGGTGCAGGCCGAGCTGGAGCGCCGGGCGCGTATGCAGCGGGTGCACGGCGGGAGGTACGTCGCGTAAAAAATCGCTTTCAGAAATCCGCCGTCGTCCCGTGGCGAGCCCGTGCAGACCCCGTGTAGAACCCGTGGCGAGCCATTGGCGTTAATTCGCTGTTTACGCCTCCGGGTTCGAGGGGTACAAAGCGCATAACAGGTCAGAGCAGCGCCAAGGCGATGACCGAAACGAGCCTTACTTGCTGTGTCAGGCAACGGCCGGTCCCCCTGCCGGTCACCCCTCAAAGCCCCGCCATCGTGCGGGGCTTTGTCTTTTCTGAATCATTCAACGGTTGGAGAGCAGGCATGGGCGAGCCGACGAGCACCGCGGGCATTGTTGTCGCCGGTGCGGCAGGTGTCGGGCTGGCTGGATTCATGGCGGGCGTGAATGGAGACGCGGCTGTTGGCGCGCTGCTGGGTGCGCTGGTGTATGTGACCACGACCCACGATCTGCCCATCTGGAAGCGGCTGTTGTTCTTCATGGTTTCGTTCGTGATGGGCTACCAGTTCTCGCCTGCCATCGTTGAAGCGGAGTTCTGGGGTATTCGCCCGTTCGCATACCCTGGGCCGGCAGCGTTCGGCGCGGCGGTGCTGGTGGTGACGGTGGCGTTGGCCGCCATCCGCCGCCGTGCCGCGCCATCTCTGGGCAGTGACGGAGGTGCGGATGGCTAGTGCTCTGCTAACTCAGGCGACTTTCCTGATCTGCCTGGTGCTGTTCGCGCGGCTGTTCACCTATCGGCGTGGCGCAGCGCGGTTTCGCCGTGGGGTGTCCTGCCTGGCCATGCTGGTGATGGGCAGCGCCGGTGCAGCGGTGATCTACATCCTGATCGGCAAGCTGCTGATCCCACCGCCTGCCTGGCCGCTGGTGCTGCTGTTGGCGGTGTTCGCCTGGGCGGTGTGGCAGAGCGGCGGCAACCTGGCCGGCGCGTTCCGGCCGGCTGGGTGGGATGGCGTCGAGCGGCGGCAGCATGAGCGGCGCGATGCATTGGGGCAGGCGAGGCGGCGATGATTAAGGTGACGTTCAGCGGCATGCGCGAGCGCCTGCAAACCCTTGATCGTCTTGAGCGCGAGCAGCTGCCGTTTGCTGCAGCGCTGTCGCTAACGGCGACTGCGAAGGAGGTGAAGGCGACCCTGGTCGAGGAGATGAGCTCGGTCTTCGACCGACCAACGCGCTGGACACTGAACAGCGTGTTCATCGAGCCAGCCACCAAAGCCCGCATGGAGGCCAGGGTCTGGTTAAAAGACCAGGACCCCGGTAGCGGCGGGAGTGCGGCTGCGGAATATCTCTCACCTCAGATATACGGCGGTTCGCGCGACTACAAGGGAACCGAGAAGATGTTGTATCGCCGAGGCGCGCTGAGCTCCGGCCAGTACGTATTGCCCGGCGACAAGCTGCAGCTCGACGCTCACGGCAACATAGGGCGGGGCAGGCTGACGAAGATTCTCTCGGGCGCGGGGCTGTTCACCGAGGAAGGTTACGATGCAAACGCGACCGATAGCGCCCGTAGTATGCGCAAAGGCAATCGGCGCTACTTCCTGATCAAGAAAGGCCGAACAGCTATTGGGATTGCCGAGCGGCTTAGCCGTGGCAAAGGCAGCCGCAACAACATCCGCATGGCATTGGTTTTTGCTCGGCGACCCGCTTATACCAAGCTGTTCGACTTCTTCGGAACGGCCGAGCGTGTTGCTCAGGACGCGTTGCCGATTGAGTTCGAGAAGGCCCTGGCTCGAGCCCTCGCTACTCGTAGGCAATGAGGGGCGGGCGATGGGTCCTTCCTGGCGGCCCACCCCTACACGGGTAATTCGAGCCGCGTTTTCTCTCTAGCTGAAACCTGGACAGAGATGTCCGTCTTTCAAAGGGTTAGGTATGGGCCGGCAAGTAACGAAGTCAGAGCTGGGTGACTTGGTCGGCCGCGATGAGCGAACACTGAGCCGCTGGCAGAACGCTGGCATGCCGGTTCAGGAGTTTGGCCTCGGCCGGGGCAACGAGAACCTGTACGACACCCAAGAGGTGATCGAATGGCTCATGCAGCAAGCTGCGCTGAACGGCAAAAAAGAATCCGCACGTGACCGCCTCGACCGGGTGAGAGCCGACCGCGAAGAAATGGCGCTGGCAAAAGACCTCGGCGAAGTCGTAATCGCCGCCGAACTGATCGAGCGTTTCGAGGCGATGATCCAGGCCGCCAAGATCGAATTGTTGAACACCCTTCCGGAGAATCTTGCCAGTGAGCTTTCCGCTCGCTATGGCGTGGAGATTGATGACCAACTGATCCGGGACCCCATCGAAGCGATTCTGAGAGAGCTGGCCAACTATGACCCCGATGACGATGACCCGTCAGACGGGGATCATGACGGATCGGACGATCCGGAGGATGCTGAAGAAGACGGCCCATAAAGCCATCCGGCAGGCGAGCCGAAAATGGTCCCCGCCGCCTCGCATGAGCATTATCGAGTGGGCCGACAAGTACCGCTGGCTGGCGCCCGAAGAAGCGGCCCGCCCCGGCAAGTACCGCTTCGAGGTCACCCCCCACCTGACGTGGCCGGGCAATCCGCTGGAAGCGCTGGATGACCCCAACGTGACCGAGATTGTCGGTCGCAAGTCCGCCCAGGTGGCATGGACATCGGGCGTGATGGGTAACGCCATCGGCAAGTGGATCGATATCGACCCTTCGCCCATCCTGGTCCTGTTTCCCAAGGCCGAATCGGTCAAGCAGTACGTTGGCGAAAAGCTGGAACCGATGATCGAAGCCACTCCGCGCCTTCGCCGCAAAGTGGACTTACGCAGCCGCAGGCTTCAGCAGCGGCAGGACTTCAAGAAATTCCCTGGCGGATTTCTCAAGATGGTCGGCTCCAATAGTCCGGCCAGCGTCAAGTCAACGCCGGTGCCTCGCGTGGCGGTGGAAGAACCGGATGACTGTAACCTCAACCTGCGCGGGCAGGGTGACAGCATCAAGCTGGCCAAGGAGCGCCTGAAGACCTTTCGTCGCTCTAAGATCATCATCGGCGGTACGCCCACGATCAAAGGGCTTTCGGCCATCGATGCCGAGCTGGAGCTGTCCGACAAGCGCGTAGGCCTTGTGCCTTGTCATGATTGTGGGGAGGAGCACGCGCTCAGCTTCGACAATCTCCACTGCCCGGACGACCCGGAATACCAACACGAGGTATACGGTAACAAGCGCCCCGAGCGGACCTACTACGCCTGTCCGCATTGTGGTTCAAGTTGGGATGACAACCAGAAGAACGCCAACCTAAAGCGCGGCCGCTGGCAGGCGACCGCTGAGTTCCGTGGCATTGCCGGCTACATCCTCAACGAGCTTTACGCAACGTTCTACGGCTCCCGCTTCGCCGTGCTGATGGAGAAGAAACTTCAGGCCGAATATGCCGCCGAGCGCGGCAACATCGGCCCGATGATCGCCTTCACCAACAGCTCCATGGGCGAAAGCTACGAATACAAGAGCGATGCGCCCAAGACCGACGAACTGGAAAAGCGCGCAGAGCCGTATCAGGAACTGACCGCCCCGAACGGCGTATTGCTGATCACTGCTGGCGTGGATGTGCAAGGCGATCGTCTGGCTGTGGTGATAGTCGGCTGGGGCCGTGGTGAGGAATCCTGGCGTCTGTACTGGGGGGAATTGGCTGGAAATCCGAAGGACGCCAGCGATGGCGTATGGCGCGAGCTGGATCGCCTGTTGGCTACATCCATTCCGGGCGCCGGCGGCACTCGCCTGGCAGTCTCAGCAGCGAGCGTAGACAGCTCTGATGGAAACACCAGTGACGCCGTCTACACCTACGTCCGTGATCGCCTGCGCTACAACATCATGGCGATCAAAGGCGCGTCCATCGATAGTCGCGAGAAGGAGATCTACTCCAAGCCGCCAACCTCGGTAGATACCACCCAGGACAACACCAAGGCCGCGAAGTACGGGCTGCGCGTCAACATCGTCGGAACCCATAAGGCCAAGACGCTGATCGACAACAGGCTCAGGCTTACTGGTGCGGGTCCAGGCCGTATGCACTGGTACAGCGAGATCCGTGCCGATTACTACGAGCAGGTCACCAACGAAGTTCTGGCTCCACACCCGAGACAGCCAAGCAAGATGGTATGGCAGCGCAAGGCCGGCCGCCGCAACGAAGCGCTCGACTGCGAGGTATACGCCCTGCATGCCGCACGCAGCCTGAAAACTCATCTGCTGCGAGACAGCGAATGGGATCAGCTCGAGCAGCAGCTCATGCAGCCGGCCCTGTTCACCAGCGACCAGCCCGTGGCCAACGTACCGCGCCGTGCCCAACAAACGCGCGGAACGCGAAGCCGTGTCCGCTGAGGAATCCCATGAAACCGAAAACAGAAGCCCGCGTCCGGCTCGACGAAGTGCGCGCGGCCATCAGCAAGATCGTCAATGGCGCTCAGTCCGTGCGCTTTGGTGATCGGCAGGTGAATCGCGCCGAGCTCGCTTCCCTGCGCATGCTCGAGCAGCAGTACGCAAAAGAAGTCGCTTCCGAAGAAGCCCGGCAGGCCGGGCGCGGGCGCAACCGCATCAACTACCTGAGTATCTGACATGGCCTGGTTCAATCGAAAGACGCCGGAAGAGAAGGCCGTTCGCGCGGCGCTCGACCTGGTGCAGAGCCAGCCTCGGGCACAAGGCGGGGGCGGCGGCAGCGAAACGCGTTGGCGCGGCGCCTCGCGAATGCTGCGAAGCATGGCCAGTTGGGTGCCGCATCTTGGCAGTCCGTCTCGCGACCTTAGCAAGGTCGAGCGCAGCACCCTGATCGCCCGCTCCCGCGATGCGATGCGCAACCACTTGCTGGGCCGCGCCGCCATCGTGCGGGTCAGAACCAGCGTGGTGGGCACCGGGCTCATCTGCAGACCGCAGGTCGATTACGAAGCCCTTGGCATCAGCGAGGAGGAGGGAGAACAACTCAACGAACAGCTTGAGCGGGAATGGACGCTCTACGCCGAGGATCCTCGCGAGTGCGACGCCGAGGCCAGCAGCACCCATTACCAACAACAGGCGATCGCGCTGATGTCCGCGCTCACAGGTGGTGACCTGTTCGTTGCCACGCCTGACATCGAGCGCGACGGCACGCTGTTCAGTACACGCCTGCAACTGCTCGAAACGGACCGCATCAGCAACCCCAACGGGCAGCCGGACACGGCTAGCCTGTCGGAGGGAATCGAGTTCGATACGCAAACAGGCGCGCCCATCGCCGTCTGGGTGTGCAGTGGCTACCCCGGCGACAAGCGTCTTGCCAAACCGCTCACCTGGGAACGCCTGGAGGTATTCGGAGCGCAGACGGGCCGGCGCCGGGTACTTCAGGTGTGGTGCGACAAAGAGCGTCCTGGGCAAAAACGGGGCGCCCCTTATCTTGCGCCCGTGCTGGAGCCCCTGCAGAAGCTTGAACGCTACAGCAGCGCCGAGCTGATGGCCGCCGTCATCTCAGCCATGTTCACGGTGTTCCTGAAGAAGGGCAGCGAATTCAACCAGAGCAACCTGCCAATGGCGGCGCTGGGCAACGAGCAGCCCGAAGGGCACTCCCCGGAACTGCCGCCGGTTGAGCTGGGCGAAGGCGCAGTCGTTGACCTGGCTCCAGGTGAAGAACCGATCACAGCCAACCCGGCCAGGCCCAACGCGCAGTTCGACCCCTTCTTCATGGCTGTGGCCAAGGAGATCGGCGCCGCCCTGGAAATGCCAGTAGAAGAGCTACTGCTCTACTACAGCAGCAGCTACAGCGCGGCGCGTGCTGCGATGTTGCAGGCATGGCGCATGTACAACCTCCGGCGTTGGTGGTTGGTCTGTGACTTCTGCCAGCCCTCGTATGAATTGCTGGTTGACGAAGCCGTCGCCAGAGGCCGCCTGCGTTTGCCTGGCTACTTCGACCCCGCCCGACGCCGCGCTTACACCCGCGCCGTCTGGATCGGCCCTGCCCGCGGTGCCATCGACGAACTCAAGGAAGCCAAGGCCGCTCAGGCGCGGATAGATGCTGGCCTCAGCAACGAGACCATCGAAGCCGCCGCCATGACCGGTGAAACCTGGTTGCAGATCTACCGGCAGCGCAAGCGTGAAGTTCAGAAGCGCCGCGCCGATGGCCTGGAGCTGCCCAACTCGAAGCAGGCGGAACCCCCCGCCGAACCGAAAGAAGAGGAATAGCCATGCCCCGCGCATTCGAGTTGGCCGCCGCGCAGCCTTGGCTGATGCTGCCCGACAGCCTGGACAACCTGCTGGCGATCGCCGAGCGCATGGGTGACCCCGTCGCGCTCGAAACCCAGCTGGGTCGACGGCTGGACAACAGCCGCACCGTCACCCTGCGAGACGGCGTCGCCGTTGTACCAGTGGTCGGGCCCATCTTCCGTTACGCCAACCTGTTCACCGAGATCAGCGGTGCCACCAGTACCCAGGTGCTGGCTACCGACATTCGCGAGGCGCTCGACAACCCGGCGGTGAAAGCCATCGTCCTCAACATCGATAGCCCCGGTGGCGTCGCCAGCGGCATCAACGAACTGGCCGAAGTGATCCACGCCGGCCGTAGCCAGAAGCGCATCGTCGCCTACATCGGAGGTAGCGGCGCCTCTGGCGCGTACTGGCTCGCGTCCGCCGCGCACGAAATCGTCATCGACGAAACCGGCATCGCCGGAAGCGTCGGCGTAGTGGTGGAAGCAGTGGTCGATGGCGAATCCGCCAATGGCCGCAAGCGTTACCAGATCGTCAGCCGCAACGCGCCGAACAAGCGCCCCGATGTCAGCACCGAAGAGGGCCGCGCCAAAGTCGCAGAGACCATCGATGCGCTCGAAGAGGTCTTTGTCAGCAAGGTGGCCCGCAACCTGGGCGTCACAGCAGAGCAAGTACCTGGCATGGGTGACCATGGCGGGCTGCGCGTAGGGGCCGCCGCCGTTGAGGCTGGCCTTGCACATCGAATCGGCTACCTCGAAGGGGTAATCGCCGAACTGGCCAAGCCGGCCTCAACCAACCCAAGGAACAGAAGCATGAAAGTCAGCACCACCGCGGAGCTGCAGGCGGCCCTGGCTGCCGGCACTGACCCGCAGACCATCGAGATCGCCGAAGCCAATCAACCCGACGTCGAGGCCATCAAAGCCGCCGCCCGTACCGAGGGCGCCAAGACCGAGCGCGATCGCATCGCCGGTATCCACTCCCTGGCCCAGAAGGGCTTCGAGGCCGAAGTGCAGGCCGCCATCGATGACGGCCTCACCGTAGAAGCAGCCGGCCTCTCGCTCTACAAGGCTGCGCAGGATCGCGGCATTACCCTGCAGGCCATCAAGAGCGACGCCACTAAAGCCAAGGCCAGCACGCCGCCTGGCGGCGACAAGGCCCCCAAAATCTCTACCTCGTCCATCTGGGCAGCCCGTAAAGGAGCCAAGCAATGAGCATCGTTACCCAAGGCGCCCGTAGCGCCGACTTCCTATTGAGTGAAGCCTCCGGCGAACGCTCCCGCGCCCAGATCAACCTGCTTGCCACAGCGGTGGCTATTTCCGCGGGCACCATCGTTGCGCTGTCCGGCGCAGGCTATGCACCCTATGAGCCTGTCGAGCCGGACCCGGAGAACCCGGCCGAAGCCCCGACACTGGCCATCCTCTACAACAACAAGCCTGCGAGTGAAGACGCTCAGCTGGTGGCCGCCATCGTTCGCGATGCCGAAGTGGACCGCAGCCAGCTCTTCGGCCTCGATGAAACCGCCGAAGCCGCGTTGATCGCGCAGGGCATCATCATCCGCCCCGCATAACGCTCTGCCGCCACGGCGGTTCACCATGACATCCCGAACCGCCGCTGGCGGTTTTCTCGTTTCTGGAGACGAACAAAATGGCATCGCTCGACATTTTCAACGATGACGCCTTCAGCGTTACCGGCCTCACCGCAACCATCAACCAGCCCCAGGAAGGCCAGGCCCAGCCCACCCGCCTGGATTCCCTCTTCGAAGAGGAAGGCATCACCACCACCTCGGTATTCATCGAGCGTGAACACGACACGCTGACACTGGTGCCGGCCGCTGACCGCGGCGCACCGGCCGACCCCACCTCGGGCGATCCGCGTGACCTCATTCCCTTCAGCACCATCCACCTGCCAACTCGCGCCACCATCATGGCCGATGAAGTCCAGGGCATTCGCGCTTTCGGCAGCGAGTCCGAGCTGGAAACCGTGCAGGCCCGGGTCGAGAAGCGCCTGGCCAAGATGCGCAAGCGCCTCGACGCCACCATCCGCTACCAGCGCGTGGGCGCGATCACTGGCAAGGTGTACGACGCCAACGGCACCCGCCTGCTGCTCGACCTGCACGCCAAGTTCGGTATTCAGGAGCAGGAGCAACAGTTCAACCTCACCGCCCAGGAAACCAAACTGCTCGGCGCCATCAACTCCGCCAAGCGCAAGGCCGAGGACGTCGTCGGCGGTAGCGGCATCATCGCCGGCTGGCTCGGCCTGGCCGGCCGCAACTGGTTCGACGCCTTCGTCCAGCACGACAGCGTCCTGAAGGCCTACGACCGTTGGAACGACGGCCAATTCCTGCGCGAAGGGGGCTGGCCCGGTTTCAGCTACGGCGGTGTCGCCTGGGAAGAGTTCTATGGCAAGGTCGGCGACATCACCTTCATCGACCCGGACGTCGCCTACCTGATCCCCATTGGGGTCGATGGCATGTTCATCACCCGTTTCGCGCCGGCGAACTACATCGAAACGGTCAACACCGAGGGCCTGCCGTACTACGCCAGCCAGGAGCTGCTGCGTCACAACAAAGGCGTCGACCTCGAGGCGCAGAGCAACCCACTCAGCCTGGTGACCTTGCCTCGGGCCATCATCAAGCTCACCAAGCAATGAGTGAGTTCAGCCAACTGGTCGATGATATGGACAGCGCGTTGTTCGACGCGCTGTCCACCGCCGTTGGCGAACATCGCCGCCCTGGCTGCCGGCCCCGGAGCGATGTGCAACTGATCATCGACCACAACCTGCAGCAGGTGGGCCCGCAAGGTCTGCACGCCACCGACGCTCTCGGTATCTCATGCAGATGTGAGCAAGTCCCAGACGTGGACCGCGGGGACCTGTTCATCGTCGGTTGCAAGCGCTACGCCGTCGAGCTTGTGCTCAGCAACGACGGGCACGTCATCACCGCCGCCTGCATGGAGATAAAATGAACCGCAACCCCCTTACCCTGGGCCGCAAGGCCCTGGTGCAGCACCTGGGTACGGTCACCGTGGCCAACGGTTACGCAACCAACGCAGGCACCAACGTGCGCACCGGCTGGTTCAACGAAGTGCTCAAGACCGATGACGTCAGCTTCCCGCTCATTTGCCTGCAGAAGGGCAAGGACCTGGCGCCCAAGCCCGGGCCAGCGGCGCTGCTCAAGTTCAACGGCTTCTACGTTATCGGCGCGGTCGATGTTGGCCTGGACGAATACGAAGACGCCCTGGACGAGCTGGAGCATGACCTGCTGCTGGCGCTGATGCCGACAGAGGGTCAGTTTCCCCGCTGGCTACCCAGAGGCATCAAAGGCATCACCGTCGGCGCGCCCGAGCAATTTCCGCCAGGCAACGGCGAGCGCGCCGCCAGCGTGCTGATCCCGGTGCACCTGCACACCATCATCGAAAGGACATAACCCATGACGCACAACGCGACTGCCGCCAAGGCAGGGGATTCGGCTGCCCCGAAAAAAGCTGCCGAACTGGTCGAGGTCAAGCTCGAACAGGCTCATACCCACAAGCGCAAAGAGTTCCAGAAGGGCGACAAGATCAAGGTCACCCCTGCACAGCGCGAAACCCTCATCGCTCGCGGCATCGTCGCCGGCCCCAAGGAGGTCTGATCCATGGCAGTCCTGAAAGAAACATTCGTTATCGGCGGCCACCTGAAGATGCGCGTCGCCGGCAGCGGCTTGCCCTTCCAGAAGTGCGGCCTGGTCTCCAGCATCCAGACCACCATCGAAACCAACAACCTGACCCTGAGCGACACCACCACCCCGCAGGGTGGCGAGTACGACTCGGTGGACCGCATTACCTCGGTCGGTCTGGCGATCAACTTCCGCGAGTTCTTCACGGCGATCCTGGCTGGCATTCTCTGGGGTGATGTCGCCACCGTACCGGCCGCCACGCACACCGACGAACAGCACGTCGCCGCTGTCGACGGCACCATTGCCCTCGACAACATGCCGCTGGAGATCGACGGCGTGACCAGCGTGGTCGACGGCGCCCCCGGCACGGAAGTCTTCGAAGAGTTCGACGACTGGGTGATGACCGGCTCCGGCATCGAAGTCGTCGCCGGCGGCGCGCTGGAAACTGCCATCCTTGCCGCACCGGAAGGGACGCCCTACAGCGTGTCGGTCGACTACAAGTCCGCCGCGGTCGATGTGGTCGAAGCGCTGACCAACTCCGGTCTGGAGCTGGAACTGCTGTTCGAGGGCGAGAACGCTGCCGGCACCAAGAAGCGCATTGAGGCCCGCTTCTGGAAATGCCGCCTCAACCCGGCCAGCTCCCAGGACTGGCTCAACGTCGACGACTTCATGGGCGCCGAATCCACCTGCAAGGTAATCAGCGATCCGTCGAAGGTCGGCGCGGGCAAGTCGAAGTACTTCCGCATCAAGAAGGAGCTGCCGGTGGCGGCGTAACGTCGCGCAACGCCAAGGAAGGCGAACCGCTCATATCTGGGATTGTCGAAACGTTCACGACAGACACGTGGGGACGGTTGCTACTGTTGTCCGCGCGGTTGGACGGTTTGAGCTAGTTGTTATAACTGCAAGGATATAGGCATAATTGCCCTACGGTTTACGCAGAAAGGTAATCCGGTCGGATTCACGGCAGCGAAATCGCTGCGCGGAGTCAGCATGAATACACCAATTCGGAGCAGCTCGATGAGCTTGATGAAGGATCTCACGCCCGCAATTTTGTCGGCAGCCGTCGGGATTATGGCCGGTTACAGCACTGTTGCGTCTGCAGACACAGTGCGCCAGGTTAGCAGCGTCACTCACGAGCTAAGCCAGGGTGACATCGCCCTTGCTGAAACCATCAACGACTTGATTAAGAAATGCGAAGCGCTTGAGGTAGGCTATCGTGATCTCGTTCGTCATGCATCCAAAGTGCCAGCCGAAAAGCTCGCGAGCATCATGTCCGTTGATGAGTTGGTCGATTTCTCAGCCAAGCTAAGTGAGCTGCGCAACTTGGAGATAGTTTTTGGCAGCGCCCAAGTGCCCGATCAATTTTCCGGCCTTCACGTGAAGGCTCGCAGGGCTCTGGCAAAGGGGCGGTCTTGGGTGGCGCAGTTGCACGACATGACTATCCAGTCGATCGGCAATCCGACGGTTTTTCCAGGGCACTCCTCCGCCGAGGGGTTGAGGGCTCTTGCTGAGCACTCAACTGCACGACTAGCGGAATTGGCGAACGCTTGAGTGTCGGATGTCACGGTTGTAATTCACCCACTGACAAAGTCTGAGTTTTTCACTCAACCGCTGGCTGCATTCCCTGGCCTCATCGCTGATCTTGAGAAGGACTTTGTCGCCTATAAGAGCGGCGGCCGGCTGCCCAGCTATTTTGGATGCGATGTGCCCTACACCCAGCCGGCTGCGGTTTTCAATGCGCAGCTGATGCACATTCACCTTTGCCTTCCGCCTGATTTTTTTCCACCGAACATTCCGCAGTTCGATCGCAAGTGCAGGAAAAATGCCCCGCACAAGGATTCCGCCTTGGTGTACGTTCGGGGGGAGCTCGAAGAAAGTCGCTACTGCATCCTTGGCGTGCTCTATCCACAGGCGCATGCAAAAGCCAGGAACGAAAAAATGATGAAGTATCTGGCCAGGCTTGCGAAAGAATGGCGAGACGAAAACTAAAGCCCCTCCCTGCGAGGGGCTTTCTGTTTCTGGCTGGCCGTTGCGCGGGACCCAAATCCTAAACTGACAACAATCTGGTCACATAGCGTCGGACAAACGCGTTCGGGGCTGGGATGATCCTCGCCATGCCGCTGGGATAGGCGGCGAGGAGGGCAGTGAGTGGTGCTGGAAAAAGTGACACGGTTTTGGCTGGCGCAGGAATATCAGCCTGTCATGCTGTCATTCAGTTGGTTTGGTGCTGTCGGTTTGGGCTTGTGCCTCGTTCTCAGCGCGGCGCAGGGCTTCCCATTCTGCCTGGGCCATTCCAAGCGGGCGGGAGCGTTTGCTGAGGGGTCTTTTGGTGGTGGTGGAGGGTTGGTCGCCGCGCTTTTCCCCGCTGGCGACTTGGCTCAGCAAGCCTCGAAGCGGGTCGAGCTTTTCTTCGAGCAGCTTGTCGAGCATCCAATAGGCTGTGTCGAACGTCTGTCCGCCGTGTGCCGCGATGCGGTCGTTATCGGCCAGCACTGACTCCAGCAGGGTGTACGCATCAGCGAAAGTCCCTACCTTGATTTCAGCCATGAATTCGTCGAGGGCGATGGTGGCTTCGAGGCGCTGCATGATTTCCGCGTGTAGTGACCGCCCGGCCTTTTTGGCGCGCTCCTCCAGATGGTCTCGTATCTCTTGAGGCATGCGGATCGGATAGGGGCTTATGGCGTGGCGGTCATTCATCGCATCAGTCCGGAGAGGGAATGTCCGGAGTATGTGGAACGAGTCGCTTTGACTCAATGAGTTAACTTGACTCATGTGGGTTGTGAGTTATTATGAGTCCACATCACAAGGGAAGAGGTTGCTATGAAAGATATGCGGCAAACAAATCCGTACTCGCTCAGGCTGGCGGATGAGCTACGGGAGGCGGCACTGCAAGAAGCTCATCAAAATCGCCGCAGCCTCAACGCCGAGCTGGGGCTGCTTATCGAGGAAGGTTTCAAATGGCGGGAGTTGCAACGGCAGCAGGCAGTAGCCTGAAACGAAGAAGCCCCGGCGTGCAGGCCAGGGCTTCAGGTGACATCAATCTAACTAGGAATAACGTCATGGCGAATACTAGCACAACCCAACACACAGGCAACACAGCCGCCGCAACCACCGCAGGCACCCAACAGCTGGTGCGTGTATTTGATGGCATCATTGGTGGACTTCCGGCGCAGGTGGTCGATGCCCGTGAGCTTCATGCGTTTCTGCAGAACGGAGACAAGTTTGCCGGTTGGATGGGCGCTCGGATCAATAAGTATGGATTCGAGGAAAACCGCGATTTCGTGATTGCTTCGGTAAATTCCGAAGCAAAGCGCGGCGGACACAACCGCAAGGACTACCTTCTCTCCCTGGATATGGCCAAAGAGCTATCGATGGTAGAGAACAACGAGCAGGGCAGAACGGCACGGCGCCACTTCATTGATTGCGAAAAACGCGCCTACGGCCAGCCGGCACCGGTATCTATCGCCGACACTTACCGCCAGGTCGCTTTCGAAGGCCGTCGCATCCGTGTCCTGATGCGCAATGACCAACCGTGGTTCGCCGCCGCCCATGTCGCCTCGGCGCTTGGCCTGCGCAGCTCGGATCGTATTACCCGCAGCGCGTTACCGCATGAGCTGTGCCAGGTGCTGCGGGGCAAGCAGGCCATGAACTACCTCGCACCGCAGGCTGCGCTGCGGGCCGGCGATTATGCCGCCCCGCAAGCGGGAGAGCGGTGGGGCGCCTGGTTCCAGCGTACCTTGGAGGGGCTGGTGCAACAGCGGTTGCAGCACCCGGCTCTGGAAGCGCCCGGGCTTACCGCTGTCCAGCGCTTCGGCCTGGAGCAGATGCTGAGCACTCGCCTGCTGCTGAGCTTCACTGCTGAGGGTGCTATGGATGTGAAGCCTGTCGCGCCCGAAGCGCTGGTGGTCACCCCGGATCGACTGGCTACGGTGATCGGTGACAATTTCGTCATCGGCCAACAGCACCTGCCTGAGATCCTGTCCGCTGTTGCTGGCCGAATGCGCGGCGCTGCGTGGTCAGGCCAAGAGGGCAACAAAGCGATGCCAGCGCTTGGCGGGTAGCAACTCGTCGGTGCGGCCGCGCTCCGTGCAGGAGTCGTTGTAGGCCGGTACACGGAGTGCCTCGATGCTCGGGGCCTCCATTGCGCGCAGTTCGATGAGGTGACCTTCAAGCGCCTCCGTGTCGAGGGTGCGCGCCTGTCGCTCCAGCTCGCGGTAGCGGCGCATGACTTCGTTGCAGGCGTAGGCTTTTTGGCCTGGGTTGATGATGATGTCCAGCGCGGTGACAACCGCAACCACAACGCCGGCGCCGCCGGACAGTTCTGGCGAAACCGAAACGAACCCCGCAAACGCGGCGCTACCGGAAACGATTGAGATAAACCGGAAAGTACCGGCCAGCTTCCCGAAAAACCGCTGCTGCAACAAGTAGTAGCGGCAGTTGTAGGAGATGTCTCCCATGGCTTCATAGCGGGTGCGTTCGTCGTAGCGGGGTTCCATGGTGGCTCCTGTTATTCCTTGGCTGGAGCCGGCGCCGGAGGTGGTGGCGCCGGTGTTCTGGCAGGCGGAACGTGAGTGAAGGGCTGCGGGTCGGTTGACATAGAGGCTCCTTGTTGGTGTTGGTTTGCTTGGCAGCGATCTGATGCTAGCACTGAGCCTCTATCCTTTCACCCGGACATTGCCACCCTACGAACTGGCCCAGCCCCGCGCTGGGCTTTGGTGCTGGCGTTTTGGTACATTCCCGGTCATATCACATGGGAGGGAAACCAGATGCAATGCCCGAAATGCGGCTATGAGCCGACGCTGAGCGAGGTTCAGAGAAGCCCGAGCGATTGCGTGAAGTGCGGCGTGAATTATGAGGGCTACGCTCGGTCGGTTGAGGCGCAAAGACAAGCCCGGGAGGCGGAGCAGGCTCAGGCAGTAGCTAACTTCGTTGCGCCTCACGTGAGAAAGATGGCAGCCGACAATCGGGGTGCCCAACCCGTAGTCATTGTCGATGCGCAGATGAGCTTCAACTCGATGGTCTGGTTCATGGTGAAGTGGTCAATAGCCGCCATTCCAGCGCTGATGATCCTGATTACAATCGGTTTCTTATCGGTCCTTCTTTTAGGTGGTCTGGCAGGGATCAGCAAATAACAGACATGGATCATTTCAAACCCGCTTCGGCGGGTTTTTTTTATTGCCCGGAGAAATGTATGAGCGAGTCAGCAGCAAAAGGCGTGGTCACTGTCGGCAAGGGCGACTTTGCCCGTGATGTGGTGGTGTCAGAGCTCACAGTCGCTCAAATGCGGCAGCTGATGATGGCGAACGCCTGGCCGGGGGATGATGCCGATGCAGACGCGCTGGCTCACTACCAGCTGGATGTTCACCTCTTTGAAGAGTGCCGGCTGACGGACCTGTCCGTTCTGGCCAATCTGAGCCGTGAGCAGATGAGCGAGCTGACTGGGACAGAGCTGCGCAAGATCATCGCGAAAGCGAAGGAGCTGAACCCGGATTTTTTTGCCGCTCTGGGTCGGCTGGCCAAAGCCCAGAGCGGGCGCTGAGCGATCTCGAATCCTGCCTTTCGATTCTCGGCCGGCTCGGCCACCACAACGCAATCCACTACCCCTGGCGCCTGTTTGTGCGCTGTCTGAAAGGGTGACACCTGATGACTGATGTTGAGCTGAGGCTGACGGCTGATACCGACAGCGCAACGGCCGGCGTGCGCGGATTCCGGAAGGAATATGCCGACCTGGTGAAGGCACTCGAGAAGCCGGTTCGGCAGATAGACGCGCTACAGCGCACTCAGGAGAGCGCGAAGGGTGCCGCCGCCGAGTTCTTTGCGGCCAAGCGCCGGGTAGACGAACTGAAGACCGCGATCAGCGCAGCAGGGCAGCCGGTTGCGGCGCTCGATCGGGACTTATCCAAAGCGGAGCGGACTCTCGTCAAGGCAACCCAGGCCTTTGAGCGGCAGAAGCAGCAGGTGAAGGCGCAGCGTGCCGAGTTACAAGCTGCAGGGGTGGATACCAGAAACCTGGCTGCTGAACAGCAGCGCCTGCAGACGGCACTCGCTGCAACCGTCGGAAAGGGCAAGGCGGATGCCGCCATCACGTCGGCCATGGACACCTTCGGAGTAACACGCCTGCGTGACCTGCGCGCCCAGCTGGTGGCGCTCAATTCCGACTACAAGCGCCTGACGCAGTCCGGTGTGCTGTCGGCAACCGAGCGGGCGTCGGCTGAAATCCAATACCAGGCACGGCTGGCCGAGACGAAGCGTGCGATTAACGAGTTGGGCGGCGAGGCAGCATCCAGTTCCGAGGGCTTGGCTGCAATAGGCGCGAGGCTGGCAGGGATTGTTGCAGCGGCCTACACCGTTCAACGGACCGCGGGTGCCTTTTTCGGCATTACCGATGCCGTTGGTGAGCTTGAGGATCGGATGCGTAACGCGCTGCCCGTGCAAGAAGAATATGAGCGGGCACAGGCGCGACTGGAGGAGATATCCAAGCGTGTTCGCATCCCGATTGCTCAAACCTCGGAGTTGTTCCTTGGCTCCGTTGGCCCGCTGCGTGAGATGGGTTTTTCAGCCCGTGCCACGGCAGACATGGTTGGTGCACTGTCCGCTGGCCTCGTCGCTAACTCGGTAAAGGGGCAGCGTGCCCAAGCAGTCATCGATCAGTTCAACAAGGGGCTCCAGACCGGAGTTATTCGTGGGGACGCATTCAACGCAATACTCCAGAACTCACCCGCGCTGACAGATGCGCTAACCAAAGGGCTTGGCGCGACTCGTTCTGAGCTGATAAGAATGGCAAACGCGGGCGAGCTAACGACGGAGCGTGTGGTAACGGCGCTTGGTAGCCAGTCGGAAGCGCTGCTGGCTCTCGCCGACAACATGCGTGTCACAGTAGGGGATGCTCAGAGCAGCTTGTCCGACTCCATTGATAAAGTGGTTGGGTCGATCGATAGGCTTCTCGGGTTATCGGCCCAAGCTGTAAAAGAGTTCGACGGGTTATCCGCAGCGTTGGACTCCATCGCCAAGGGCGGAAAGGACGTAACCCCCATCCTCGAATCGTATGCGGAGTCGGTTCTCAAGCGACTGGGCCTGTCCGGTCAAGCGCTTGAGCTTCTGTATGGCCAGTACAAGAAGTGGGAGAAGGGCGCCACGAAGTCGGTCGAGGCGGTGACCAGCGTTGAGCGCACCGCTGCCGATGAGCGAGAGGAGCTGAACGAGAAGATCCTCGCCGGCGAGCGAGCCTATGCCGCTAGCTTCAATGCCATCAGCAAGGACCTGACGGTCAAGTTCAAGGACGCTCTTGATCAGCAGGTAGCCGCGCAGCGCAAGGCGGCGTCTGCGCTGTCGAAGGCTCGCAACCAGCAGCTGGAGACCGAGAAACGCTATCGTGATGCGATGGATCGCTTGGGTGCCGGCGTGCGTGGGCCGGCCAGCTACGCCAACGCGCAGTCGTTGCAGTATGCAGCCAAGCAGGCGCTGGCCAGCGGAGATGTCGAGCGTGCCAAGAAGAACGCACAGGCCGCACTCGATATGCTGCTGGACCTGGCCGAGGCCGGGGAAAACACCTACGGCTTCGCCGGGTTCATTCAGAGCCTTCAATCCATCGAGCAAGAAGCAGATCAAATATCGGTCGCTAATGCCGAGCGCAGCTTGGAAGAGGCCACCAAAAAAACTCGGGAATGGAAGGCGGAGTTTGAAGAGCTCAAGAACTTCAAGATCACGCCTAGCATCGATGATGCTGCGCTCGCCAAGGAAACGGAGAAGCTGAAGAAGTGGGCGGCGACGATAGGCACAAGCGTCACCATCGAGCCCAGGACATTGCCGAAGGACCCGCTTCGTGTGCCTGGGTCAAAAGACGAAGACGGCTATGTGCTGCTCAACGAAACGCCTCAATTGCCGGCAGATTTTGTGCTGAAGGAAGTGGTTTTTCCTGAAGGCGAAAAGCCTGTCGTCGAGGCGGTCATCGCTCCCGTATCGATCGAGGCTGAATCGCCGCCAGTTGAGGTGACTGCTGCGGTTGATGAACAGTCAGTCGCCGGGATCACTCAGCAGATCATGGACTTCGTTGCGACCTGGGCGAAGATGGCTGTCGTGCCAGTGCGTTTTGGCGGCGATGCCGCATTGCCAGGCGCGGTAACGCCTGATGGCTTCGCCATAGGCGGCTACACCGGCCCCGGCAGCAAGTACCAGCCGGCCGGCATCGTCCACGCCGGCGAGCACGTGCAGCCGCAGGAGGTGGTGCGCGAGCCGGGGGCGCTGCATTTCCTCGAGCGCATCCGCCGCAACGGCTTCCGCGCCACGCTGGAGCAGATCCAGCGGCGCGGGTACGCCAACGGCGGGCCGGTGGTGCCGATACCGCGCTTCGTCCCGAACGTGCCGGCACCGAGCCAGGCGCTGCTGGATGCGGCGGCGGGGCCATCGATGCCTCACCTGGGTTCGGTGGACTTCAACCTGGGCGGCGAGTCTTTCCAGGTTTTCGTCAACCAAAGCCAGGTCGACCCGCTGCGATTGGCCGCGCGCAAGTTCGGCCGCACGCACCGCAACGGTTAAACCAGCCCCGCACCCGCGGGGCTTCTTGTTTCTGGAGCCTCGAATGCCCAAACCACGAATCATGCTCGGCGGCGTGCCGATCGTGCTGCACGCCGGTGCGCCTGAGGAAAGTGTCGGGCCCATTGGTGGTTCCACCGTGCTGCGCATGAGCGACGGCGCGGGCGTGAAGATGCAGCACTGGCAGCGTTCGGCCGGCAGCATTTCCGGCTCCGGCTGGATGCCGCCCGGGCTTGCGGGGCTGGACTACTCGCAGCCGCTGGAGCTGCGCAGCACCAAGACGATGAGCCTCGTCGGCGCAGGCCCCACCTTCGCGCTGCTGGGTACGCCGCGCCCCGATGTGGCGCCTTGGGCGCAGGCGCTGCTAGGTGGGGAATGGGTAACCGTGCCCTGCAGCTATGAGGAGGGGGTGGTGACCATTCCGCCCCTACCTGGCGCCACGCTGTACCAGGCCTGTTACATGCCGGTCTTCTCGGTGTTCGCCGAGCAGCCTTCGGAAACGCAAAGCGCCGGTACCGCCACCCACGGCTGGTCGCTCAACTGGGAAGAAGCCTGATGCTCAACGGATCGCCCCTCAACTCAGGGCCGCTCAACAGCCTGCCGGGCGGTGCTGCCGAGCCCGAGTACGTGGTGCGTGGCCAGTCGTTCGTGTGGGCACTGCGCCTGCTGGTGGCCGGGGTGGACGTCACTGCCCAACTCACCGGTACCGTCACCGTTGACCGGGAGGAGAGCGCCGCCGGCATCGCCGGGTTCGACCTGTTCATCGCGCCCGGTACGCCTGTCGCGCCCCCGGACTGGAAGGGCCGCGCTGTCACCATCGACTACATCAGCACCGCCAAGGGCGAGACGACCGAGACGCGGCGCTACACCGGCAGCATCAGCCAGGCCGCATGGAACCCCGTCAGCCGCGTACTGAGCTGCGAATGCTCCGACCAGCTGCAGCAGCGGGTAGAGGCCTTGAGCGTCGCGGACATCGATGCGCTGGTCGGCGGCTACTGGTCGGCGGACGTGTTCGAGCCCGTCGAGGGTCGTAGCCATTGGGACTATGCCCTGGAGCGGCTGGGCACTCGCCCGGCCAGCCTCGACTGCTCGCCCACTGGCCAACTGCGTGTCACCAGCTGGTACGCCACGTCGCCACACTTCGTGTTCGGCCCGGGAACCACCCTGTACCAATCCGTCGAGCTGCAGCAGGCCGACCTCGATCGCACCACCAACCGTATCGAGATCGAGTTCAGCTACCGCTACAGCCGGCTCTGGCAGCGCAACAAGAACTACAGCTGGGTCTCGCCCGAAACGGACGGCTCGACCGGCATCGGTGGGTTCTGCAACTGGCGGCGCAACAGCCACGAACTGCCCAACAAGGAAATGGTCGCCGACGCCGCATCCAGCAACGGCGAAACCCTGCTGAGCCCGGTCTACTACGATCTGCCGCCAACAATGGCGGACCCCTGTTTGGACGGCAGCCCCTGGATCAACAACGAGGAGGGCTTGCTGCTCGGCGTCAGCTGGATCGGCGCACGGCGCTGGGTGCAGACCGTGACCGAGACCTATCGTCTTACCTTGGCCACATCGGCAGGAGAGGGCGAGCAGTCGCGCATCGTCCAGCGTGCCGGCTACACCGTCGACATCGAGGATGACCGTGCCGAAGAGTGGACGGACGAGCCCATTCTCGGCGGTAACAGCGGCTCCAGTGATCTCGATGACGGCGTCCGGCGTGACGCCGCGCTGACGGTGGCGTTGCGAGCCGGACAGACGGATATCATCGCCGCCCACCGCGAAACCACGCTGCTCTGGCAGGTGCCCTCCAGCCTGGCGCTGGGTATCGATCTGATCCACACGCTGGAACTGGCCGATCAGGGTGCGCATGCCGTGGGCAAGTGCCGGCGCATCGTGGATACGTTCGACCTCGGCGCCGGCCAGGCGATCACCACCATCAGCATCGCCGTGATGCGCGGCGGTGGTGTGAGCGACCCGCTGACGCTACCGCCTCGGCTGGGGGCGGGCGGCGCGGGCGGTGGCGATGACGGCGAGAACGGCTATGCCAACAACCTGCCCACGCAGCTGGGCGGTCGCCTTACCTCGCCGCCCTATGACGATGCCCTGGAAGGCTTCGCCGGCAACTACTCATCGACCACCGAAGGCACGGAGCTGTACCCGCGCCGCATCGAGACAGAGACGGATGAGATTGCCGCTGAGGACCGCGACGAACGCCAGCTCAGCAGCGAAATGCTCTACCGCGTGGGCATCCCGAACAACACCCTGGAGCTTTGAATGATCTTCGTGAACAACTACCGCGAGCCCATCGAGCTTGCCCAGGGCGCGACCACGGCGGCGCTATCGCTGCCGGATGGCGATTACCGACTGACGCTGAGCGACGCCATGAGCACGCGCTGGGAGATTGTGGACGCATCGGTTTCGGGTGGCGCGGCAACTCTGGTGCGAGGCCTGGAAGGCACGGCGCCGCAGGATTGGCCAGGCGGCAGCGTGATCTATTGCGCCGTCACCGCGGGCCAGCTCAATGACCTGCTCGCCCGACTCAACGCGCTCGACGGCGGCGGCGTGCTGCCCGACGGCGCACTCACCGACATGAACGGCAGCGTCCTGACCGATGCCGCCGGCAACACACTTATCACCGGAGCATGACCATGGCAGCAGTGCAGCATGTGTACCAGGGCGAGGGCGAACCGAACGGCGTGATCACCGACGCCGCCGTCGGCAGCCACTACATCGATCGGCTCACCTACTCGGTCTGGCAAGCCATCGCGGACGAGGGAGAAACAGGCTGGAAGCTGATGGCCGACGGCGGGGCGTTGATGGCCATCGCAGAACCTCAGACCGTGCACACCTTCAACGCCGACTATGTGGGCGCGCAGGTGTTCGAATGGGATGTGACGCTGCAGTTCGAGGCGTCTGGCACCCTCCTGTCGAATGTGCAGATGACAGTGGAGAGTGGCCTGCCGACCTATGTCACGACAGAAAGTTGCCTGGTGGAGGTGCGGCCGATGTACAGCGGCGGGCGGCTGGTAATCATCACCCCCGTGTTCGCCCCGGTTAACCCGATCTGACGAGGTGATCCATGGCCACGCTTGAAGAACAGCGCCGCGCAACGGCTGCCGGAATGGCGGCAAGCCGCGCGCCGACCGGCCAGGCCCAGCGTCAGGCGGGCGGGCAGGCCATGATCGAGCGCCGCACCGGCAAAGCTGTTGCCGAGGACATCAACCGGCTCACCAGAACGCAGACGCAGCGCCGCACGCTGCGCCCCATCGAGCCAGTCGGCGCGCTGCCGCCGTCCAGGGGGCGTGGGGTTTATCAAGCGCCGCCGGCTGCCGGGGCTGCAGGTATTGCAAGCCCGCTGGTCGAGGATCCTGGCACTCGGCAATATCACCCGGCCCGTCTAATAACGACTTCGGACGGAATGTTGGCGCTCATGGTGCGGCGGGTATCAAGCGTAACGTTTACCGACAGCGCCGGGGCTGAAGTGATCATGGAGTTCGATGATGTTCCGAGCGTTTGATGATGACGACGTTGATTGGGTCTGTTTCCCATGGCATGGCCTAACCCTGGACGGGACCTTGAACCACCCGTCAAAGACGGTCATCGGCGCTACTCTTGGCGCCTGTACAGGATTATTCGACATGGGGGCTCCTGCCGTCGAAACCCCACCCGAGATAGCAGCACAAGGCGGAGAGGTTTGGAACAAGAGTATCGTCAACTGGTCGATGTCATCCGAGAGCCTGCTGCAAAAGGTCTCGTTTCACGGCGACAGGACCATATCGAGGAAGCGGACTAACACATCAGGGGAGCCCATCTATCCAGGCGTGCCGCTTTGGGATGACGCAAACGGAGAAGCCGACTTTCTCGGCTACTTCTTTCCGAAGCTGGAGTACATCGGGCCTGACAATTACCTGCTGCGCCTGGATGCGGTCGAGATCGGCAAGAATAATGGCGACCTTTATCAATCGGTTCGGCGGCTGACTGTCACCCGGGATGTCGCTTCCATCGGTCAGGGGCCGGACCAGCCAGAGTTTCGGTCCAGCCGGGGGTTGCCGATTAACCGGATGACCTCGATCATATCCGATTTCAAAAAGAACAAGATCCTGCTGGCAATCTACGGCGGATCTTATTCTCCTGGAGGGGTGGGCAACGACATGATCGTTCACGCACCCCCCATGGGACTGCTTGAGTTTACCTTTTGGCGAGACCCTGGATCGGGCCTGCCCACCTATGACTGGGCCGTCATCGAAAACCGTAGGTCCGCCCTCGGGAATCCTGTTTGGGGCTTCAGCGAAACAGCGGCAGGTCCGGGACAGGTAAGGGTGGCGGCGCCAACTGAATACACGGAAGGCGACGGTGACTGCCCTGATCGTACATGGGTAACGCGGATGCTCGTCGGCGATGACGCCGAAGGGGTCCCCCCATTTACCCCGGGTGGGAGTGTCTATGAGATTGCAAAGTCCGGATATCGAAGCCTCACTATGCAGAGCGCCCTTCTGCTCGCGAGATATGGCGACACAGGGGAGATCGAGACCTCGCGCTACAGCCTTACGGATCAGCGCGGGTACGATGAGGCCGATTCTTATGATGCTGGCGGTACGGTGACCGTGGAGCATGTCAGTGAAAAGGAGCCGAATGGCGCGTGCAAACTGGTCAGCGACACCACCAGTGGTGAGATTGTTTGTACTCAGCATTCGGAGTACGTGGGTTCGATCGACTATTCGATGACCCTGACTGACTTCACGGGGGCGATTGTTGACACGCAAACCGTGACTGCTCGATCCCATTTCTGGTCACACACGAGCCTTCCTTCAGTCGGCGTTACTAATCCGATAGAGCCAGATGTAGGCCAGGAGGCCACCCTCACGGTTAACGGGGAAAGTCTTCCGCTGAGCAACAGGGTAGGCCAGATAATCAATCGCGAGGAGTACAAGAACCCAGGCTTCATCTCTACGACCAGCAGTACGATTATGCTCGATGGGATACTCGACCCATTCGCGCTCAATCGCTTTAGCAACTCCATGGGCGGGATAGCGAGGCGGTCTGGCGGAATTTTTGGAACATGCGGCGTCACTGCATGCGCGACCCCTGCCGGGATATACCACGCGGACGTATTTACCGAGGGGCTGAATTCAGAACAGATTCAGCGCTTTTTCACTGGGTCATTCAACCCGGTCACTGGGGAGGTAGCGATCGGTAATCCGGATAGCGTGCCGTCCTGGGTCTGAGCCAGAGCCAATCACACCAGCCCGCCGCGCGCGGGCTTTCTTTTGCCCGGAGCAACCATGCAGCCAGCAAAACTAGATCTGCGCATCGTGCAGGGCGCGACCCTGCGCGACACCCTGCGGCTGATGCAGCCGCGCCTGGAATACCGGCCCGTCACCGCCATCGGAGGCTCGCCGGTGCGCCTCACTGTCGATCATGGCCTGGCTGGCAACTGGCTCGCCTGGCTGGAGGGCTCGACTGGCCTGCAGGGCCTCAACCGCTCCACCCGCGAGCGCCCGCACCGCATCACGGTGATCGACGAGTCGACGCTGGAGATCAACGCGCTCTCGGCGTTCGGCCTGGCGCCCAGCGGCGGGCAGCTGATCTACAAGCCGCCCGTTGACCTTGCCGGTGCCACGGCGCGCATGCAGATCCGCGCCGGCATTGGCGGTGCGCTGCTGCTGGAGCTGACCACCGAGAACGGCGGCCTGGCCATCACCGGGCCGGGCACGCTGGTGCGCACCCTCAGCGCCGCGCAAACCGCCGCACTCACCTGGACCGAAGGCGTGTACGACCTCGAGGTCGAGTACGCCGACGGCACCGTACAGCGCTACCTGCAGGGCAAGGTCACCGTCAGCCGCGAGGTGACCACATGAACGTCGCCATCTGCGGTGATCCCGAAGTGCTGGTCATCGAGGCCGGCGCCGAATACGCCGTGGCGCTGGATCCGGAGGTCGAGACGCTGGTCGTCACCGCCGGCGAACAAGGCCCACCCGGGCGCAACGGCACAGATGGCGCCGTCATCAGCCCCGATCCCGACAACCAACTGACCAACAGGCCCAACGGCCTCTACGTCCCCCCGCAGTCGTGGGAAATCAACCACTGGTAAACAGGAGGCCACATGGCCCAGGTCAAGTTCTACAAGGTCACCACGCTGCCCGGCAGCCTCGAAGCCAACGCCTTCTACTACGTCGAGAATGGCAACTACGCGGAAAGCTACCTCACCAACAACGCCGGCGAGGCGCGCGCCGTTGGCAACACCGCGATGATCAACGCGCTGATCGATGCCGCACTGGCCAACTGGTCCGGTGCTGCCAGCACCGTTTCCATCGTGCCGGACATCGCCGGCCGTGACGCCCTGATCGCCACCCTCGAAGCCAACGCCATGATCCTGGTGGTGGACGCCACCGGTGACCCGACCGTGACCGCCGGATCGGCGCTCTACGCCTATGCGTTCGATACCGAGACGACCTACAAGATCGCCGAATACGAATCCATGGACGTGGTGCTCCAGTGGAGCGACCTGCAAGGTGGGCCCACCAGCACGCCGGCGCAGATCGATAACGCCGTCAGCATGGCCCACAGCCACGCCAACAAGGCCACGCTCGACAAGCTGGGCGAGGACGCCGAGGGCCTGCTGTTCAATGGCGTAGGCGTGGGCAGTCGCTGGGCAACCACTAACTGGTGATCGCATGGCCACAGTAAAACATCACAAGGTCGTGGCCTCGCTGCCGGCCGATCTGGAGCCCGATGCCATCTACTACGTGCGCGCCGGGCAGGGGCACGATGTCTACGTCACCAATGGCTCGGGCATGATCGTGGGCTACCCGGCCAACGCGGCGTTGGGCCTGGCCGGCAAGGTGGACAAGGCCGAAGGGCAATCGCTGATGACCGATGCCGAGCGCGCGAAGCTGAGTGGTATCGAGGTAGGCGCCACGGCCAACGCCACCGACGCCCAGCTGCGCGACCGCGCTACGCACACCGGTACCCAGGCGATCGATACCGTCAGCGGCCTACAGGCGGCGCTGGACGAGAAGATCGACACTACCGAGCGCGGCGTGTCCGGAGGCGTGGCCACGCTGGACGAGTACGCCCGCATCCCGCCCAGCCAGCTGCCGAGCTACGTCGACGACGTGCTGGAGTTCCTGACACGCGACGATTTCCCAGCGACCGGCGAGGGTGGAAAAATCTATATCGCCATCAACCAGGGCACTGCGGCGGACCCAACCCGGCAGTATCGCTGGACCGGCTCGGTATACGCCGAGATCAACCCCTCGCCTGGCACCACGGACGCGTTGGCCGAGGGCTCTACGAACCCGTACTTCAGAGAGCATCGGGTGCGCAACACGGTGCTGACGGGCCTGAGCCTGCTCAGCTCGGCGGCGGTCACCGCAGCGGATACCGTGTTGTCGGCGTTCGGGAAGTTGCAGGCGCAGCTGAACTCCAAAATCAGTTATGGAGCGCCATTGATCAGTAACCACACTGGCGAGTGCTACACATACGTAAACTCCGACCTTACCTCGGGCGCCACTATCTACACAAATATCCCCGCGGTGGATACGGTCATGCCAAACATAGTGATCCGCGGTGCCATGGGTGGCTACACAGAACCGTTCGAAGCCCGGCTGTCATGGTATTTCTATATGGGGGCCGTTTACATTCCGAACGTTCTGATCACTGCGACTGGCGGCGTGTCTGGGATGCGGTTCTACCTCAGACCGGAAAACGGGAAAATTGTCATTCGTATCGACTATGGAGCGCTACTGTACGTCACCCGCCTATCGTTCGACGTTGTTCGGTCGCCGGGTGCGTATGACGTAAGCGTGGACTCTTTCAGTGGCTGGACAGGAACGGCTAGCACCACTGCGGGTGCAGAAGAGGTTCAGGCGACAGCTGCTTTTACGATGCACACCAGGAATTTCGACCCCTCCACCAAGCAGGACAAGTCCGCCCTCGTCACCACAGCCACAAGTCGCACACTGGCCCTGATTGATGCTTGGAACTTATTGCGCCCAGCAACGACAGGCGCCATCACCCTAACAGTTCCAACCAACGCGGCTGTCGCTTTCGAGATCGGAACCGAGATCACTATTCGCTCAGTTGGCAATATCACTCTGGATTACGCCAGTGGCGTCGTGCTTGAGCCGCAATCAGGCGGCACGCTCAATATGACGGCGCGCATGACCGTGACCCTTAAAAAAGTGGCCGCGAACGAATGGATCGTAATCGGCCAAACGGTGGCAGCATGATGCCCGGTGTGGTGGCGGGGTTTCCTAAAGGGACGCCCCCGCAAATAACACTGGTATCGCAGCGTGAAACCGGCCAACTAGGGCCTGGCCTATTGGACGTTTATGGATACAGTCTTTACGGCGGTCTGGGCTCGCTTGAGCCAGTAGGAGCCAGTGCCCTTCCGGGCGCTCCGCCTGCTGAAGGCGCTTCCGGGGAGATACTGGAGGTTCTTTACGAGCGGCACTCGGCAGCCCCAGCGCACCGGCTTGTCTTGACGATCCGAGGCTCTTATCTGGGCGTACCCTTCAGCTCGGTGAAGATCGGCAGCACCGTAGTGCAAGGGTTCGTCGTGATTGACCAAGACTCCAGCCAAACGCAGGTTCGCTCCACATCTCTGTCAACGAACCCCATCCCGGCCGGTTCGCATGCCCTGGTGTTTTCATGATCTGTGCGCCGGCACACTGGGAGGCTGTTGCCCTTGCGGCAGGATCAGAAATCAACCAACCGCATAAGGAATTGCGACCATGCGTATCTCGATCATCCGCGTTCCTTTCAGCAACCGCCCTCGGCCTGGCCTACGCCATGGCCGGGGCGTACTTCGGGATAAACCTCGCCTATGACCGGATCAATGCTGAACTGCCAGCAGTGATCGCTGCAGCAGAAGAGTCATGCGGCGTCGGCGATCTTCCGGCCTTCTACTGAAACCACCAAAGATGGCCGGCCAACAACCTGGCCTCTCAGGCGGAGCGCGCCATGCTCGAAGTCTATGGTTCCGGTGAGATCAAGCTCGTAGTTGTCGATATTCACAATCGACGTGCTGCCTGCTTTCCACATCTGGACCTTGATCTTGGCATTGGTCGTGCCGCTGGACTCTGCGAACTGGCCAGTGTAGAGATAGTGAGCGTCTCCACCGTTGACCGTGCCGTCCTTGATCACCACTAAACCTTCGCCGAAGTCCTGAATGGACGAGCGAAAGGACACCTCAAAAATTCCACTATTCATCTGATGTCTCCCTGTGATGCCGAATTGGCGTCATGAACCTAGCAGCGCGCCCACTTCTACGCAAACAGGGCGGCGCAGCCTGATCAATCCCGCTAGTGCGGGATTTTTTTTGCCTGGAGAAAGACGCATGACCGAAACGCTCGGACAGAAGCAACGCCGCTTTACTCGCCTGGTCGGCCTGCTGATCGAGTACGCCTACCAAGAGGGCTACGAACTGACCTTCGGCGATGCCTACCGTGACCCGCGTGTGCACGGTGCGGCTGGCGAGAAGAAGTCCTACAGCTCAGCCGGCTCGCTGCACAAGGAGCGGCTGGCTGTGGACTTCAACCTCTTCAGGGGTGGCCAGTACCTGACGCGCAGCGAAGACTACGCGCCCCTCGGCGAATACTGGGAAAGCCTCGGTGGCTCCTGGGGCGGCCGGTTCAACGACGGCAACCACTTCAGCCTCGAGCACGGTGGCCGGAAATGACCGCCTGGCTGAAGCTTCTCCCGTCCTGGCTTTGGTGGCTGCTGGCCCTGGTGGTGGTCGCCGTCGCGCAGCAGTACCGCGTGATGGACTCCAATCGCGATTTGGTGGAGTCGCGCTTGGAATGGTCCGAGAGCCTGCGCCTCACCGCCGAGGCCAATGCCGATGTCATTCGCAAACAACAGACCGACCGCCTTGTGCTGGAGGCGCGCCTGGCTGCCCTCGACACAACATCAACCGAGAAACTGACCCATGCACAAACTGAAAATGACCGCCTGCGCCGCGAGTATTCTGCTGCTGATGATGAGCGCCGCCGGCTGCGCATCGAGGTCCGCGTCGCCCGCGCCGACGCCATCGTGTCCGCCGCCACCGGCTCCAGCAGCCTGGGCGATGCAACCAGCGTCGAACTCAGTGCAGCAGCTGGATCAGCTGTTTGGGATATCCGTGGAGGAATGATCAGCGATCGGCAGAAGCTGGAGTATCTGCAAGAGTGGGCGAGGGCGGTTCGGGCTGGCGAGTAGGAAGTCACAGCACGCCGTCACCTCCCGCTGTATGGTGAGGTGACCCAGTCAAGGAGGATATATGGGAAATCTCATCATCAATCGCAAGCCAGGCCAGCGGATATTCCTGTCGCCAGAAACCGAAGCGGATGCGGCCGAGCTGTATCGTCAGCTTACAGAGGAGGGCATCTGGCTTGAGCTGTATCACAGTCGAACGCCCGGCCAGATCGTGGTTTGCATCACTGCGCCGCCCGCGGTCAATGTGGCGCGGGAGGAGCTGCTGCAAGCAAACGATGGGTGCAGCTAACGCCTTCACCGTGGGCGATAGGGGTATGATGCGGTGCTTTGCTTGGGGGATTTATGCTGCTGTTACGCATGAAAGGCGGAGTGACATACACGCTCGATCGCCAGGTCGGTAACTCAGGCAAGCATGGTATTTGGGAATTCCATCGATCCGTCAGCTCCTTCATGAGCCCCCCGGACTATACCCCGTACCGTCACGCCGCCATCTCGCCGGCCGAGCCGAAGGTTGGCGCGACGGTGCGGGTGGCGATTTGCAAACCGAACACTCCAGAGCCGGACTGGATACCCATCGGTGAAGGTGTTGTCGCTTTCGATACTGCGAGCCAGTGATCTCGTGGCGCGGGCCTAACTCCTCCACCTAAACCGCTCCGGCGTCTCGCGCACGAACCCCAGGCCGCCACACTCGGCACAGTCCTCTCGCTTGCTGAACGAGTCATCGCAGGTAGGGCATGGCATGAAGATGGACACGCTCGCCCGTGCTGATAGTTTTGCATGGCTCTGCGCGTCGCCTTCTTCCTTGGCCAACTGGATTGCATCGAGGGCGGCCCGGTACAGGTCCGGGTCGTCGATAGTGCGCAATTCTTTGCCTTGAATCATCCGCGATACCTCGACCAGCTCATACTCGCCGGTCGGTGTGATGCAACGTTTCCCATCTATGCGTCCGATCGATTCCTCGCTTCGATTGAGCAGTTCCAGGCCAATGTCCGTGTGCGTCACCCTCGCGTCTATGTGGGAGGCGTTCAAGCGCTCCCCGGGCGGTTTCCAGTTAAAGGCGGTGCCCGACAGATACCCTAGCGCCGCGCCGTCGCGCACTAGCACGTAAGATCCAGAGCGCAGGAAGTAACGGTGACGGACTATCTGCTCTTCGATCTCGTGTGAATAGGCAGACTCCGCAAGCTCGAGCAGATCGAAGTGTTCCAGGGGATCGATAATGCCCGATCGAAGCATGTCGTCCGCGGCCTCGAAAAGGTTTTCCCGATAGAGCCGGGGAAGGTCACGGCGTTCTGCTGCGTCGTCCAGCATGCGATGCCAGCGCTCGACGGTCATGCTGGTGGGGTGAGTGAAGGAAATATCGCGGCCCATGATTTGCCCTGATGCTGTATATGTGTACAGTATCAGGCCGGCCGAAAACCCATCCAGCGCTTGCTGATCGACGGCTATAGCACTGGATTGCTGATGCGCTCGATCAGGTGCGCGCCTTCGTTGCGGACGTTGCCGACAGCCCGATCCACTGGATACCAGTCGAACTCCTCAACACCGAGGCCGTGCTCAAGCGCGATGTCTTCCGCTTCGTTTGGTTCTAGCTCTGGATCCAGCCAGTGCAAGGCGCACTCAGGCGATAGCACGAGTGGTCGGCGGTCGTGGATATCCAGCATGCCGGCTCCGCTGGACGATGTGATGATCACGAAGCCGTCTCCGTCGCGGGGCTCGCCTATGCCGCCTCGCTGAAACTGGCCCAGGGCCGCGAAGAACATCGGCGCGTTCGATCGCAGCTTGATCAGGTAGGGCTGCTTGATCCTCGGATTCGCTTCGTCCTTCTTCCATTCGTACCAGCCATCGGCCGGCACGATTGCCCGGCCGGTTTTCCATATGTCGCGGAAGAACTTGCTCGTCGCGGCAGTCTCGGCCCTGGCATTGATCGCCGGCGGCCGTTTCCCCTGTGCCCAGAACGGGGCGTATCCCCAGCGCACCCCGTTCATGCGCAACCCATCTTGGTCCCGGTGCAGCAACTGCACCCGTGATTGTGGCGGCACGTTGTACCGCCCGATCGGAGTCGGATCTACTCCATCGATCGTCATCTGCCCGAGCGCTTCGAGGTATTCAATTGGGTACCGGTATTGGGCGATTCGGCCACACAT